TCGGTAGCCGGGTCGAAACCGTAGGCATCAAGCGTGGCTTGGAGCCGGGTAAAATGGCCGTGGATATCTCCGACCGCGAAATCACGGCCGACGGCGTTCCGGGCGAATCGTTTGATTAAGCTCATTTCGGCGATATCCGGGTCATCTGCCCGCAGAACTGGCACTTGGTTTTTTGCCGCACGGCTAGGCGGTTCAGCTCGTCGTGATACCGGTCGTGCAGTTCGTGGTATCTGGTTTCCTTGTCCGCGAGTTGCAGCAGGGCGAACATTGGGTCGATTTTTTCGCCGCAGTCCCGGCACGTAACCTGCGTCAATGCGGGGTCGACGAGAAATCGCGTGTGCCGGCATTTTCCGTTCCGCCATTGGGGAACGACGTCGAGCACCCGACCACTGTCGAGTTTGGGTTTAATAGGCAGGTGAGTAACGTTGTCGTCTGTCATCACGCCGTCTCCTTAAACGCGTCGATTTCGGCCATCTCGGTTAGCCGTTCCTCGGTGAGCATCGGCCAATCGTGTTCAATGACGTAGGCGCAGACGCCGGTCCAAAACGCCTTAAACCGGTCCTCGCCCATCGACTGATAGGACAGGCTTTCGGCTTCGGTCAGGACCAGCGTCCCGACGCCGGGCAGGTCGATTTCCTTTCGGTTGCAGCAGACCCCGGATTCGATCTGTAGCCCCTTGATAACGTCGTGCGACAACTTGCCGCTAAAGCGGTCGAGGTTCTGCCCGAGCAACTTCCCGAGGCCGTGAACCAGCCGGTTAAACCGGGGGTTACGCGGCAAGGTGAGATAGGCGAACACCCGTGTATTTAGGCGGAACTCGCGTTCGCGGAGCATCGAGCTATCGGCCTCGGTCGCGGCGACAAACGCGGCGCGCGGCTTGCCGGTCGCCGGGTCGGTCATGACGCGTAGGATCAGCTCAATGGGTGGCGGCTTGTTTGGCTTACTCATCGCTCGGCGCTCCCTTGGTCACGCCTCGCAACTTATCGAGCGCGGCGCGCCCGACTTCGCGCGTTCTGCGCCCGGCGACTGTTTCCGGCAGACCGACCAAGATCGGGCGTAGCGGCTCGCCGTTGGCAAGCATCCGGCAAACGATTTGATAAGCACGGCTATACAGCGCCCGGGTGTCCTTTAGGGGGAGCGTCGACAGGTTGAACAACCCGACCTCGCGCGCCGCATGCGATACGGCCGGGTGCGACCACTCAACCCGCCCGGCATTTGGGTAGGCGTTGCGGCACGCTTCGGCGTAGGCCTCGGTTTCGCTCGGGAGGCCGAGCATTTCGGGCGTCGGGTGGCACATGGAAATAAACCGGCCAACGGACGGCACGAAATCCGAGGCGACTAGCCGACAGGCTTGAACCCCGAAACGAATCTGCTCGACGCTGGTTATTCCCGACGACACAAACCCCTTGACCATCGACCGCTTGTAGATTTTCAGCGACTCGTCGTCGGGCCACGCTTGGCGCCATGCGGGGAAGATGGCCTTCAGTTCGCGTATCAACGAATTGACGACACGGCCGGCCGCATCGTCGAGGTTGGGCGGTTCGCCCCCGCTCGGCCCGGCAGCGCTGCGGGAGTTGATACGGGCGAGCACACGGCTGACCTGTTCCATCACAGGCCCCCCATGTCTTTTGTCCACGTCAAATCGTCGAAGTCAGGCCCGGCCTTAGCGACCGGTCCACCTCGGCGCCCGCCGTAGGTCTGCGCGTTGAGCATCCAGTTTCGCCAAGACGCTATCCAGTCGGCGCGGGTTTCGCCCTTGGCCTTGAAATGGTTTACGAACTTTTCCGTTTCGTGTTCCAGGTTGGCGGCTGGCGCGCGATCCCGTGCCCATGCCTGCATCTCTGCTGTTACCTGGAACGGTTCGGGCATCGCGGTCTTGCGTTTGGCCTTGGTCGCGACAGGGCTTGGCTCGATAGGTGGCGGCGCGTCCGCACTATGATTCTCTTCTCTTCTCTTCTCTTCTCTAGTCCGCTTTTTTTCCGCATCCGATGCGGACGTTTGTCCCGCATTCAAGGCGGACACGCGGGAGCTTCGCTTGCGGTCAGATTCCATCGCCCGACGCTTGGCCGAGGCGCCGTTGTGAAACTCAAAGCGAGGCAGGACAAGGGCTCCAGCGGTTTCGGTCAACCAGCCGACGTCGGCCATTGCCCGAGCAAAGCCGGAAAAGCCGATGAGGTCGTCGACCGTCTCGACGCTGTAGCCTTCGAGGTGCCCATCCTCCGAATGCGTATCGAACAGACACCAGACCGCATGCAATGCGCCGACCACGCGCATTCTGTCCGCATGCAATGCGGACGAAATGCGGACAACTTTAGGGCTTGTCGCGAGGTCTATCCGCATCTTGATCCAGTCGCCGGCCATTACTCACCGGCCTCTAGCGAGTATTCGCCGACGTGGATCGTGCGGCCCTTGGCATTCACGACGCGCACGTCGTCGCGGTGAATTTTCATCCCTTGGTTTCGCAGCTCGCCGATACGCGCCGCGAGGCGAAAACAGCCGAATAGGGTTAGGGCATTGCCGGGGGTCAACCGCCCGCCCGCCTCAAGGTAACGAGCTATCGCGACGTTCTGCGACTCGCAGTTGCCGGTGTTCAAATTGTTATCCATACTGACCTCGCTCATCATCACCCCCGGCCTGATCCGCACGATCTAACCGGGGGTTTTTTATGGCCGTTATTCGGCGGGGTAGAGATCGGGCCGCAGCTCAAAACGAGTGACGGCGCCCTTTACTGCGCGCTCAATCGGTAGCACCAGCTCGGCCGGTACGTTTCGATTGCGGTGTAGGCATTGCCAGATTCGCGGTTGGCTGGTCCCGCACAATCGAGCAAGTTCGGCTTGTCCCCCGGCGAGTCTTACCGCTCGCTCGATAGGCCGTTCGGCATCCATCATTTCGGCCACCCCCGTTCCATTTCCAGTACACAGAAATATAACTCAGGTTTTCGAATCGTCAACGCATAGACACCTAGGTTTATTGATAAACCAATAACAATGGTTATATACTGATGGCTCGTACCTGACCGAAAATTGACTAGAGTATGAAGACAACGACACCTCTAAATACCTTGGCCGAGCGGCTTAGATGCGCTATGACGGCACGCGGGCTCAGGCAAAAGCAGCTCGCAGAGCTAGTTTCAGAAATGAGCGGAACCCCCCTCTCGCAGGTCTCGATTCAAAAACTTACATCCGGCAAGTCGCAACGTTCCAAACGGTTAACCGATATCGCCCTAGCTTTGAACGTCCCCGCTGAATGGCTATCTAATGGCCCCTCGCAATTTTTCGAAAGCGGCACTAACCTCTTCCTAGATGCGTCCAAAATGGATTTTGCTTCCAACACGGATATGGACGAAAGGAATCTAAAGCGGGGGATGGTTCCAGTGATCGGGACAGCCAAGCTAGGCCCTGACGGGTACTTTGCCGAGGAGGAATACCCCGCCGACAAAGACCCCGGCTGCCTTCGAATCTATAGCGCCGACCCGGACGCGTACGGCTTGCGTATCCAAGGCGATAGCATGAGCCCAAGAATCAAACATGGAGAGTTTGTAGTGATCGAACCGAATATGCCCCCCGTCAAATATGAGGAAGTCCTTGTAGTAGCTACCGACGGCCGCAAGATGATCAAAGTTTATGCGGACCTCAACGATGGTTTTTACCGCTTCGACTCGATTAACGAGGATCACCGCCCGATCCACATGGCCTGCTCAGAAGTAAAGGGCATCTACTACGTTGCCGGAATACTCAAGAAGGCGCGCTATTTTGAAACCTAGCCAAAAAGCTGTCAGGAGCCCGCTTTAACGCGGGCTTTTTTTTCGCCTATATTTACCGGTGCTGGCACTCCCAGATGGGGTCCAAAAAATACGATAACCTGAGTTATTGACAGATACACAACGTGGGTTATTCTTTGGACGTACCCAGCAAGGAGCACCGAGCCATGAGCAACATCGATAAATCAGTCCTCGCCCTAGTCGCCTTCTGCGCGATTGCCATCGTTGCGTACTACTACAACGGGCTCATCCTCGAACAAATCCGGGCAATCACCGCCGCGCTTAGCCTCAAGCCTTAAGACGCTGAATTGACCTTCGCCCCCTGTAGGGGCGGTGGTGACGTGTCTCAGGAATGGTTTTCTAGCGGGGGGCTTCCCATGTTCACGACCCTTATCAAACGGCAGATCGCTGCCTGCGAATCGTTCATCCGCAATTTCGAGGACGGTTTGCCCTACGCCGACGGCCCGGCGTTTTATCAAGACAAAGAACGCATCCGCGAGCTGCAAGAAGAAGCGCGGCAATGGCGCGAAATCCTGCGACTCGTAACCGAGGGGACGAAATGAAATCGACCATCACGATTTACGTTCATCAGAAACCCGGCCAAGCCCAACGCATCTTCACGGCAGACATGAGCCCGTGGCCGGATATGTTCGGCGCCCTGCTCGGCACGTTCGACGTTGAAATCGAGTGGCAGGAGATCGCGAAGAATCCGACCCTCGCCCTGCTCGACGCGCTACAGGTCCAGCTTGATCGCGAGCATGTCGAGCATCAGACGCGGGTCGAGGCGCTTACCGGCAAGATGAATGATCTGCGGTCGTTAGAACACAAGGGGGACGCGATATGACCCGCACACGCCGCTTGCTGCTCCAGGTCAGAGCGCGTTGCACCCTATCGGCGCTGACCTTCTGCCTCTTCCTGATCGTCCTGCAATCACTGGCAGGCGCTGTCACAGATCAGGCGACAGCTATCCCAACCAACGTTCAACGATAAGCGGGGTTCGCACCGTGGCAGATAAAACACATTTCCGAAAAGCGTTCGATTCGCCGTATCTGAGCAGCGCGGATATGGTCGGCCCTATCGCCCTGACTATTTCGCACGTCACGCTTGAGGCCGACCGGACCAAGCAATCGCAGAACCATTTCAATACGGCGCATTTCGTCGAGCGCGAGTTGCGGCCGGGCGAACCCTTAAAGCCGATGGTTCTCAACGCGACCAACAGCAGCACTATGCGCAAGCTAACCGGCTCACCGTTTATCGAGGATTGGCAGAACGTCCGCGTGACCATCTACGTCGACCCGAATGTGCGGTTTGGCAAAGACATCACCGAGGGGCTGCGAATCAACCCGAAACCCCCAACGATCAGCGCCATTACACCGGCAAACAAAAAGGCATGGGACAACGCGAAAGCGGCCTATCGGCGAGACGGCAACCTCGACGCGGTACTCGCGCGCGCCTCGATGAGCGATGTCGATCAGCAGCAGCTAATCAAGGAATGCGCCGATGCGTTGGCATGACGTGGCGCAGAACTCCGAGGATTGGTTTTCCTTGCGGGTCGGCAAGGCGACCGGCTCGAACTTCGGAAAATTCATGGCGAACTTTGGCAAGGCCTTCGGCGACCCGGCGAAGCGGTACGCGTTGCAACTGGCCCTTGAACGGGTGACGGGGCTCAAGGCCGAATTTAGTTTCCAGAGCGACGACATGGAGCGCGGCCACATTCAGGAGCCCGTCGCCCGGATGCTGTACGAGGACGCGCAATTCATCGAGGTCACAAACGGCGGTTTCTTTGACTGCGGCACCTACGGCGATTCGCCCGATGGCCTCGTCGGGGTCGACGGCGTTCTCGAAATCAAATCGGTCACGGCGGCGGTTCACTGGGCAACGATTGAACGCGGTTCCTTCGACCCGGCCTATCGCTGGCAGCTCGTCGGGCACCTCGATTGCTCGGCTCGGGATTGGGTCGACTTCGCCAGCTATTGCAGCGACTTTCCCCCGGCCGGGCAGTTGGTCATCTATCGGCAGGACCGGGACGATTTCAAAGACGAATTGCGCCAGCTCGCAGAGCGCCGGGCGGAATTCCTCGAACTGGTCGAAACCATTACCCACTGTATCCCGAGGTAAGAAGCTATGGCGCGCGGAGTCAATAAGGTCATTTTGGTGGGGACGCTCGGGCAGGACCCCGATGCGCGTTACCTGCCCAACGGAAACGCAGTGACCACGGTCAGCTTGGCGACCAGCGAGAAATGGACGGACAAGCGAAGCGGCCAGCCGGTCGAGAAAACCGAATGGCACCGGGTCTGTTTTTTTGGAAAGGTCGCGGAGATCGCCGCGCAGTATTTGCGCAAGGGTTCGCAGTGCTACGTCGAGGGGAAGTTACAAACGCGGGAATGGGAAAAAGACGGGATCAAGCGCTACAGCACGGAAATTATCGTGGACGTGCAAGGCCGGCTCCAGTTGCTTGGCGGCAACCCGAACGGGCAACAAGGCGCAGCGGCACAGCCGGCACGGGAGCCGGCGCAGCAGGGGGACGGTAGCCAGCAAGGGGCGCCACCGGATACGTGGGACGACGACATACCCTTTGCCCGTCTGCCGTACCTGGCCGGGGTTTAACGGATAACGATAGGGGGTTGCGATGCTGACGTATGGTTCGGTTTGTAGCGGGATCGAGTCGACTGCCGTCGCCTGGAACTGCCTTGGCATCGATCCCTTGTGGTTCGCCGAAATCGCACCGTTCCCCTGCACGGTCTTGGCGCGGCACTACCCGGACGTGGCGAACCTCGGAGACATGCAACGCGTTGCGGCCTACGTCCTTAGCGGCAGAATCGAGGCGCCCGACATACTGGTAGCCGGGACGCCGTGCCAGCCTTTTTCGGTCGCCGGGATGCGCGAAGGTTTGATCGACGAGCGCGGCGCACTGACCATTAAATTTGTGGAGCTAGCCGATGCAAATGACTTTGTTCGAGCCCGAGCCAGAAAGCCCCCGACCGTCATCGTCTGGGAAAACGTGCCGGGCGTCCTCAAGGACAAGGGCAACGCCTTCGGATGTCTTCTTGGCGCGCTTGCTGGGGAAAGCTGTGAGCTGCGACCTACAGGGCGAAAATGGACGGACTCTGGTTGTGTGTATGGACCCCAAAGGGCAATCGCTTGGCGGGTTCTTAATGCCCAACATTTCGGGGTGGCCCAACGCCGTCGACGCGTGTTCGTTGTCGCAAGCGCTCGACCCGGATTTGATCCCGCATCGGTACTTTTTGACCTCGGCAGCGTGCGCCGGGATATTGCGCCGATTGAACCGAAAGCAATTACAACCGAAGTTCACATCTGCGGTTGCGGCGGCCGGGTTCCACTCTGCCTTGGCATATTCGATTGCCCAAAATGCAAACAACGGGTCAGCGGACTAGCACCAACTTGGTGGAGCGGCGCCGGGATAACCCAAACAATCGACGCCGTACTCGCCAAGCATCAAACGATGCCGGAAAAAAACCGTTTCCCCGCCGTACTTGATAACGGGCGTCTGCGGTTCCTTACACCAACCGAGGCGGAACGGCTTCAAGGTTTGCCCGCCAACTACACCCAAGTTTCATGGCGCGGTAAACCGGCCGAGGATTGTCCCGACGGTCTGCGATACAACGCCATCGGAAATTGTAAGGCGGTTCCGGTCGTCCGTTGGCTGGGCCGAAAAATAGTCGCCGCCCTAGAAGGGCAAACAACAACCGCCGAAGGGGCCACATCATGATTAGCCGGAATTCTCGCGCCACCGATAAAGAGGACATCGCCGTTCTGTTTTTCTCGCTGTGCCGATACGCCGAATCAAACGGCCCCGCGACCGACCGAACTACCGTATCCATCGGGTTTAGCGAATTACTCGAACGGGCTGAACGCGCCGCCGAAGTAATCGCAAAGCACCACCGTTCCGAAGGTCAAGAATGGGACGGCGTTGTATGGCTTG